TAACCAACTTAGTTAATGATAAGTTTTATGTAGGAAGCACCAACGATACCCGTGAGCGCTTTCGCAATCACCGCAATAGGCTACGCAAAAATAAGCACCACACTAAACATCTGCAGGCCGCTTGGACTAAGTATGGGGAAGAAAAGTTTAGTTTCGTGGTTATAGAGGTTGTTCCTGATGGCGCATCATTGCGGGCGGCAGAGGATGTTTGGCTGCAAGAGCATGTGGGTAAGGAATACTGCTATAACAAAAGTAAATACTCGGACACCCCTATGCGGGGCATTGCTAAAGAAGAGCATCCTAGTTATGGGAAACAACTGTCGGAGGAAACTAAGCAGCTTATACGTGATGCACGGCACGCGCAGGATGATCCTCGAGTAGGCACTACACATACTGAAGCAACTAAACAGGTAATTAGGGAGAAGAAACTAGCAAATCCTACTCGTGCATGGCTAGGGAAAACTAGGGATGAAACCACACGTAAGAAAATAGGCGACGCCCAACGAGGGGTAGCTAAGGCCCCAAGAGTGTATACACCAGAAGGGTTAGAAAGGGTTAGGGCTAACATGGTTAAAAACGCACGCACGCAGGAAATAAACACGATAGATGCCGTAATAGCTAAATTTCCATTAGAAACCCAACAAAGGTATGACTTCACTAATGCGGTGTATACAGGGGCGTTAAGTCGTATAACAGGGTGTGTATGCCCCAAGCACGGTGGGTTTTCTCAATATGCCGCACAGTTACGTAAGGGGCGCGGTTGTCCTATGTGTGGGGCGGTGATACGTGGGGAGAAGAAAACGCTAGAGTTAAAGGCAAAATGGAGTGATCCTGAAGCTAGAGCAAAGATGATGGAAGCACGTAAAAAATGAAGTTGACACCCCATATATAAAGTGGTAAAAACATACTAACCAAGAACCCCGACTCATACAGACTGGCTTGGCAGACGTTATAGAGACTGTATGGGCATGTGCTATAACACAAAGGAAATAATATCATGGCAAAAACTACTTTTTCGGGCCCAGTGCGGTCTGGATATCAAGGCGGCGACGCAAGCTCACAAGGACCTTTAACTCCAGTTACTGTTAACTCTGGTTCAATAGCTGAAATAAATACCGGCTCTGGAGCATATGGTTTTTATACACGTATCGAGCCAACCGCAGGTTTTGGTTCTAGCGACTATCTACTTCCGGGTGAAGCATATGGTGTGTTTGGGCGTACTCAAACTGGTACGCCGTTTGCTACAACCCCTACAACAACTTTTAACCATATTACCGGTGTAGCTGGTAATTTTGCGGTTATTGGTTCATATGCTAATAATGGTTTGATGTCCGGTGTAATGGGTATTATTAATACCAACACTTTATCTGGTGATGCCGCTGTTATGGCGTTTATGCAGGGTGACTCTGGTGTTACGACTTGCCGTGCAGCATTTGGTGTTGCAATGGCTCAAACCACAGCAGGTTCTGGCTTTACATACGGTCTGGACTTGAAGATGCAAGACCCCGTTGCTGATGCTGGTGGCCCTTCTGGAGTTATAGCGTATAAAACGGCTGAGATTCGCCTAGCTAATGATGCTGCCGCTGCTCCTGTTGTTATCAAGGTAGGTAATTTTGTTGATGGTGCCGCTTCTGGTGTAGGCAAAGGTTCGTTAGGTATTGATTCTACTGATGGACTATTGTTTGTATCTGATGCTTCTGGCAACTGGCAGGCTGTTACTGTCTAATGTTGACTCATGAAGATCCAGAGGTGGCTACAATTGTGGCGCTTCTGGAGGCCCAAAGAGACTACGCAATGGGACATGCCGCCAAACTTGCTAAAGAAAATGCTGAGTTAATAGCAAAGATTAGCAGACTTGAGGCATCTAAACCGGCGTAGTCTTACCCTACATCTAGGAGATTAATTATGCAGTATGATATTTTAGCGTCGGCCCCGCTAGTCACTACAGGTCAGGTTACTGATAACGCTGGTAGCCCCAATGCTTTAACTAGGTTGCGTATAAAAGGGCTGTATTTTGTAAGTGGTGCTACTGCAGGATCAGTTGTTTTTAGAGACGGTGGATCAGGTGGAAAAGTATTGCTAACTATGAATACACCCGCTTCTGCTGCTAGTGGCTCAAATTACATCATTATGCCCGGGGAAGGGATTTTAGTAGACACAAACCTTCACGGAACTGTAACTACTACAGCTTCTGTAGTTGTCTTCTACGGATAAGGAGTTTTAAATGAGCGACAAGAAGAAGAAAACAAAGTTTCCTAATAGGAAGGACGATAAGTACTTTCCAGACCAAGAAAAAGCTCCTTCTCCTGATGAGGGATATAGAGGTAAAAAAGATCCTTTAGATAAGGTTAAAGATGTAGCACATAAGGTAGCAGACAAGATGATTGAGGCTAAAGCTGCTGGAGTGCCTACTCCGACTGTAGCCCCTGCTGCGATAACCCCACCACCAGCTATGCCAGCAGCACCACGGCAAATGCCCCCACCAGCAATGCCAGTAGCACCACGGCAAATGCCTATGATGAAGAAAGGTGGTTCAGTTAAAGCTGCAGCTTCACGTATCAAATCTTCAGCTTCTCGTCGTGCTGATGGCGCGGCTCAACGTGGTAAAACTAAAGGACGGACTCTATAATGAAAAAATGTGCAACTGGCGGTATGATGAAGAAGATGGCTGGCGGCGGTATGTCTAAGGATTTGGCTGAACACGCTGGTAAACCTGCTTCTAAAGCCCACAAGGGTCTTAAAGCTGGTGGCTTTGTTCGTGCTGCTGATGGCGTGGCTAAGAAAGGTAAGACCAAGGGTAAAGTCTTATAATGAGACCGTCCCGGGGTATGGGGGACATCATGAAGTCCAAGATGCCCAAGGGTAAGAAGGGCGGTTGGATTAAGGATGCCATCAAGAAACCCGGGTCCTTACGTAAGTCACTAGGTGTTAAGGAAGGGGACACTATCCCCACGGGTAAATTAGCTAAAGCAGCTAAGGCTCCCGGTAAACTGGGTCAAAGAGCGAGGTTGGCTGAAACTCTGAAAGGCTTTAAGCATGGCTAAGGCTCCTGCAAAGAGTAAAGTTAATGCCGCTGGTAATTACACAAAGCCTACCCTTCGCAAGAAGATTGTAGCTCAGGTAAAAGCAGCGGCAACTCAGGGTACTGGCGCTGGGGAATGGTCTGGACGTAAAGCTCAACTTGTAGCCAAGAAATATAAGGCTGCTGGCGGCGGGTATCGTGATTAAAGCTCCACAGAAATCCCTGAAAGATTGGGGTGATCAGAAATGGAGCACCAAGTCAGGAAAGCCCTCTTCTAAAACAGGAGAGCGTTATTTACCAGAAGCAGCAATAAAGTCTTTAAGTCCAGCAGAGTATGCAGCTACTACCCGTGCAAAACGTGCAGGCAAGGCAGCAGGTAAGCAGTTTGTAGCGCAGCCCAAGACTATTGCAAAGAAAACAGCAAGGTACAGATAATGGCTAAGACTGAAGCATGGCAGCGCAAGGAAGGCAAGTCTGAGAGTGGCGGCTTAAACGCTAAGGGCAGGGCTTCTTATAATAAGGCTAACCCAGGCAAGCCAGGGCTCAAAGCTCCGCAGCCAGAAGGTGGTAGCCGTAAGAAGTCATTCTGTGCCAGGATGTCAGGCTTAAAGAAGAAGTTAACTTCTGCTAAAACGGCAAATGATCCAGATAGCCGCATTAACAAAAGTCTTAAAAAATGGAAATGTTAGATGCCATATACAGTAGCCACATCAACATTTAACCCAGCACTCAATGAGCTTATAGAAGAAGCCTTTGAGAGATGCGGCCTTGAGCTGCGTAGCGGTTATGACTTTAGAACGGCTAGGAGAAGTCTTAACTTTCTTCTAACTGAATGGGCCAATCGTGGGATAAACCTGTGGACTATTGAGCAGGGTACAATCCCATTAATACAGGGTACTATCACATATGATCTGCCGGATAATACTGTAGATCTGATTGAGACTGTGATTCGTACCAGTCCTGGCCAGGTAAGTAACCAGACAGATTTGAACATTAATAGAATTAGTGTCTCTACCTATTCTACAATCCCTAACAAGTTAACTCAGGGTCGGCCTATTCAGATATACATTAACCGTAGATCTGGACAGACAACTAATGTGCAGGGTGCGGTGCCACAGGTCCCACAAGTCACTGTGTGGCCTTCACCTAGTCAAGGTACAGTAGAGTCACCATATTATTATTTAGTGTACTGGCGGCTGGTTAGGATGCCAGATGCGGGCAACGGTATTAATGTGGAAGGAATTCCCTTTAGATTCCAGAACGCCATTGTTTGTGGCCTTGCATATATGCTGTCAGTTAAGCTACCTAATGCAATTGATAGAGTGCCTATGCTTAAAGCACAATATGATGAGGCATGGCAATTGGCTGCTGATGAGGATAGAGAGAAAGCGCCACTGCGGTTTGTTCCGCGCATGATCACATACAGATAAAATGGCTAGTAAGTACGCATCACAGAAGAATTCAATAGCGGAGTGTGATCGCTGTGGGTTCAGGTATATGCTTAAAGAGTTGCGTAGGCTTACAATTAAAACAAAGATATCTAGTATTAAAGTATGTAAGAATTGCTGGGAACCGGATCAGCCTCAGTTATCATTAGGTATGTATCCTGTGAATGATCCACAGGCAGTACGGGAACCAAGGCCAGATGTTGGCTACTACCAATCTGGATATAGTGGATTGCAGCTGGTGATAACGCCAAGCCAAAATATTAATTCAGATGGAACACCTGAAGGTGGTAGTAGAATATTTCAGTGGGGCTGGGCTCCTGTAGGTGGCGCTAGGAATAATGATAATGGGCTAACGCCTAACTATTTGGCAGCACCTGGATTAGTTAGCAATGTAACGGTATCTACTACTTAGGAGCAGGACATGGACAAAAAAGATAAGAAGCAAGACGCAGCTTTGATTAAGAAAGCGTTCAAGCAGCATGACAAGCAAGAGCACAAAGGTAGTAAAGGCACCAAGCTATCTTTGAAAAAAGGCGGAGTCACTACAGATGCTATGAAGAAGTATGGCCGTAACCTAGCCCGTGCTATGTACCAGGATGGTAAAAATGGCTAAGAACAATAAGCCTGCATCTGAGTACGCAGTGCCACATACAATGTCTGGTGGTCCTTACATCCCTAAGAAGATGAGAGATCCTAACCTTCTTAAAGCTACTGAGTTGGGTCCACGCGAAGCGGTTCCTCGCGTAAGCGCAGGAGATCCAGGTAAGAATGATGTTAAGACTTCTGGTATTAAAATGCGTGGATATGGTGCCGCAACTAAGGGAACTATGTCTAGAGGCCCAATGGGCTAGGAGTCAGTAAAATTAACTATACTCAGCTTACTGCCGCAATACAGGCATATACAGAAAACTACGAACAGGAGTTCATAGCGTATATCCCTACGTTTGTTCGTCAGGCAGAGACTAGGATATATAACAGTGTTCAGATTCCAGCGCTGCGTAAGAATGTAACTGGCACAGTCTCAGCTAATAACCAGTATCTGTCAGCACCTTTAGATTTCTTAGCAGTTTATTCAATGGCGGTTATAAACAATACAACCCAAGCCTATGAGTACATGCTGGATAAGGATGTTAACTTTATAAGGGCGGCATTCCCTATTAAGACAGATACTGGGATTCCACAGTACTATGCTCTATTTGGGCCTACTACCACTAATACAGATCCAGCCATAGTAACTACTGAGCTGTCCTTTATTGTGGGTCCAACGCCTGATGTTCAATATTATGTAGAGCTGCACTACTACTATTATCCAGAGTCTATAGTTACAGCAAGTACTACTTGGCTAGGAGATAACTTTGATCCAGCATTATTCTATGGCTCTTTAAGAGAGGCTTACTTGTTTATGAAGGGTGAGCAGGATCTAATTGGCAATGTAGAAGCTAAGTATGCAGAAGCTATGGGTCAACTCAAACGTCTGGGTGATGGTCTAGAAAGGCAGGATGCATACAGATCAGGTCAAGTTAGGGTTAAAATAACATGACCATAAGACAGGGACTAACTACAAGCTTTAAAGAGCAGATACTAAATGGTGTACATGACTTAGAGACTGACTCTTTGTACATTGCATTGTATACTGCACTTGCATCATTAGATGAGACAACAACCATATATACAGCCACTAATGAAATTACAGGTACTGGATATGTGGCAGGAGGAAAGTTGATAACTAATGTAACAGTAAAGTCTGCAGATGGGGTTGCATATGTTGACTTCAGTAACCCAACTTGGAATCCAGCCTCATTTACGGCAAGAGGTGCATTAATATATAATTCCAGCAAGGGGAATAAATCTATAGCTGTTTTGGACTTTGGTTCAGATAAGACTACAGTAATAGAATTTGTTATAACTTTACCACCAGACGAAGCATCATCAGCAGTTATTAGAATTGCTTAAAGGAGCCTCAAATGATTTCAAATAAATTAGTTTCTACAGATAAAGTAGGTGCATGTGTTCTTCAAAGTGGCGCAACAACTTCTGCTGCGGGTGGAGCTGGTGTATTTACCATTCAGTGTTTTGGTCAAGATGGCAATCTAAAGTGGGAAGAGAAGAATCATAATCTAGTTGTCAATGAAGGTCTTAAAGACATGAATGACAAATACTTTGCTGGATCTGCCTACACCGCAGCTTGGTATTTGGGTCTTATTACTGGTCCCGGCTCAGGTACAACCATTGCTGCAGCAGATACCTTAGCTTCGCACACTGGCTGGACTGAGTACACAGACTACACAGGAAACCGCAAAGCTGTGACTTTTGGTGCAGCAACCCTTGCTGATCCTTCAGTTATTGATAACTCAGGCGCACCTAATGCGTTTGTTATTACAGCCCCCGGTGGTACTGTTGCGGGTGCTTTCTTGGCTTCAGTAGATACAGGTACTTCAGGTATTCTGTTCTCAGCTTCTGACTTTCAGTCTCCCGGTGATCGCGCTGTAGTTGCTGGCGATACTTTGAGTGTTACCTACACATTCAGCCTTGATGCTGCATAAGGAGATGTAAAAATGGCAACGAAATTTAC